AACTAGGTTTAGTCTTCCATGAATAGTATCAATAACCATTATACTATGACCAAAAGCACCTTGTCTTTCAGACATATTATAACGCATTGGAGATTGATTTGGTACATCATCATTAGCCAAAGCTTCGTTAGCATTATAAGCTAATGAACTACTTAGGAAAGCATCTTTACCCATTTTGTTAAAGAATGTAATTACTGGTAATGAGCATAGAACTAGCTTGTCAGAAGCACCACCACGAGCCGGATCAAAAATTACTTCAAGATCACTAAGTAATCTGTCGTAAGTCATCTCAGACTGTGCTACGCTTCTATGATAAGCATTTCCAGAAGCATAACTAAAAGCACTGTCATTTACAATAGGGCTTGTATTCTTCAGGATATGTCCTACTAGACCTTCAGTGTACTGAATGCCGCCTACACGAGCTTTTTGACCGAAGAGCATAGCTCTTTCAATGTCAACTTTATGCTCACGAAGCTTTGACGCCCAGATACGACTCCACTCATCGGGATAACCACGATAGCGTGTAGCGTATGCTGTATTTGTCATTTCAGCAGCTGTTTTAAAGATCTGAGTGTAACCAAAACCATCTTCTAATTCACTTGACCAAACGTCTGGAGAACCAGAACCTTCTTCAAATGAAGTACCAATGATTTGTGCTACATCGTTATTTGCAATGCTATTACTCCCAGTAGCTGCTGATACATCAATTACTTTTCCAGAAAAAGATGAATCACTTGCTGCGTGAGAAATTGAACCGTCTACTCTTACTAATGCTTGACCGTATCCCGCTGTAGAATCAACTGTTCCTACAGAGAAAACCATTCCTTTGACTAAATATTCAACAGCCGCACCGCCAGCAGTATCTACAGTAAATGAATACGAAGAACCTGCGGCAACAGTACCGACTGCACCTTTAATCAGAAAAGAACGATCTGAAAAACTGATTTTATTTCTGTTTTCCAAGTAACGGAACACTGGGTCATCGGTAGGAGCTTTTGAGACTTTATTCAAGTAGACGAAGAATGGTGATTCTTCCGGAGTTAATTCAGCAACTCTGTCGCCAAAATTAAAAATCCGTCTTGCGTCGGGTCTTTGTCCTACACCTGCATCAGAAGTTTGAGCAGTAATATCGCTGGACTTTAAAGATCCAGTATTATATGATATTGCCATTTATATACCTCTTAGTATGTGTTGTTATTATTATGGTAAAGCTGCTCCAGCACCTGTTCCCATGATGCTTTCAAAGACTTTATCCGAATCCGTTCTAGGGGATTGTGGAGCTTGTCCTTGTAAGACACCAGCAGTTCTGGGTGCTTGTTTTGCTGCGTTTACCGCTTCCATTGTATCGTTATTAGCAACAGAATTACCGTTTTGCATCTGCCAGAGTTTTACTAGGTTATTTAAACCTACTTGCTCTTTTGGTTTAGTAGTGAACTGCATAAAGTCTTGAATGTCATTATCTGACATCTTATAACTTCTGCGTAACTCACCAACTGTATTTTGCAGTTGCATTTCAGCCTGCATCTGTTGCTGTTGCTGGGCTAACCTTTCAGATACTAACCGATCAACTTTACTTGTGATCTTTTGATCAACAAATTTACCTGATTCAGTTTTATCATCATAGGCTTCCCAAGGATTAAAGTCATCTACTGCGGGAGCTACTTCTTGAGTGCTCTGGTTTTGACCTTGTGGACTAGCTATACCGTCTTCAAGAGTTCTTACAAGATCAGGTCGCTGCTCTAGTAGTTGAAGTAATTGAGCACCTTGTTGCAGTTTAGAATTTTCGGCTTGTGACCGATCATACATAGACTGAAACTTTTTTGACTCTGCTTCATAATCTACAGCAGGGGCTTGTTCTTGAAACTCCTGTTGATTTGCATCCACCTCTTGTGAGATAGACTGTTCATTGACGATATCTTCCACGAATGATTCATTACCACCTTGTATTCCGCTTTCGATACTTGCTTCCTGTTGTTCTAATGTAGACATATACTCTCCTTAGATGTCTCTTAGGCTTTTGGAGTGGAACTGGCTTCTCTCTGAACATCTTTCAGATTGCTTGCCAATTTCTCCACCTCGAGCTTCACCTCGTTTTCTAGTTTACTACGTGTTACCCTTCTATCTGCTTTAGATTCAGAATTGACTTCGCTAAGTCTAGATTTAAACTTCTCGACTTCAACTCTTTTTCTATCGCTGACAGACTCTCTTTGGGCTGTCTGCAAGTCACCTTGCAAATTCTTTATTTGTTCTGACATAGCTTGCATTTGCTGCTGCATTAATTGCTTCTCTTCAGTCCTACGCATAATACCTTCCTTGTCAAATATTTCTGGATTCTTCTTAAGAACCTCATAACGATCCACGATACCCATCTGGAATGCCTCAAGATATACAGCAAGTTCTGCATATTTACTAGAAGGCATAGTAGAACCTGATTCAATTCTAATATCATGTTGATCTAAAATGTGTCTATCTTTCTTTAAATCTAAAATTGCACCGCTAACATCTGTATAAAAGTTAGCCATAACTTCAGTAATATTATTGTTAGGTTGTGCTAATCTGAAAATCTTTTTATAAGTGTAATGACCCTTTGATAAATTATAAAGAACTTTACCAAGTTTGTTAATACTAAATTCAACATCTCTTAATTTAGATTTAGGTCTTTCACTTCCTAAAGCAATCATTCTTTCCGTTGCTTTATGTGTCTCTGGAGCTTTATCTGCAAAGCCATGCATCATCTCTGGTAATCCAAAAATAAAATCTATATAAAATTCCGACTGCTGTATTAATCTGTAGAACTCACCAGCTAATGGTTGAGGAGATGGATAATGTGGTTCACCTTGAGATGAATCAACTTCGATTACCGCATTTGGATTAGCCCAGTCTTTTTCTAATTGGTCAATATCATCTACACTACCTAATGGTACTAATAACTTAAGTCCCGCTGACGCTTGGGCATGTGAAAGGGCTAAAGACCATAGCTTGTTTAACAATCTCTGCATTGGTCTAGCTCTAGATATATCGCTTTTGGGGTAAGGAGTACCTGTCCAAATATTCGGTAGCGGGACTATAGGATATTCATCTGTATTTAAAACTTGTTCATATAAAACAATTTCACCTAACGTAGCACATACTTTTATTCTTGTTTGTAAAACCTCGATTGCTGTGTAAGCACCTATTTCAAATGCTTCTGCATTTTCACTCATCATCTTAGCGTATTCTTCTTGAGAGAGTATCTCCTCTTCTTGATTTTGCATATTAATAATACGATAAAAAGGAACTTTTATTTTATAAAAGCGTTCTAATATTTGATACTTCTTTACTTGAAAATAATCTTTATCTTTTACTTCCGCTGGTGTAAACACATTCATTGAGTTTGTATTTTGTGAAGATGGATAATCTTCGTCGTCGTAAGTAAACCCAGATATATCACGAATAATACCCGGTATCTCTTCACCAGTATTTGGATCTACTGTATCATTTAATTCAGGGTAGAGGTTGACGACTTGTTCACCGGTAAGAATGGTAGAAAGGATAAGACCATCCGAATCACCGAACCAACGATCTCTTGAGCTTGGAGATGCGTATACCCTAAAAGGGTCGAGGTAAGTAAACTTGACATCACCTCTACCGAAATCTGATTCTCTATCAATGTAAGCATATAGATAACCCATACCAGTAGTAGCATAATCTTGTATCGCTTGTTTCATTTGCCAATCACCATCTGATTTTTGCCAAACATAACCCATGATAGTTCTCCATAATGTAGCTACTTGCACATCGGAATCTTCTCTAGGAGTTATTGTAAATGCTGGTGGTCTAGATGTTAATACTGCTTTAAATTTTTCTATTGCAGCCGATACCCTATCCATAGGTATATCCGCTTGATTGCGTTGAGATAACTCATCTGACTCTTCCGCAGTAAAATGATTACCAAGATAAAAGTCTATATCTTTTCTAGCTTCAGTGTCCCACTCAGAACGAGCGTCACGCCATTGGCGATATAACTCTTCGTTTTGCAATGCTCGAGGGTCTTGATCCATTTTTATCTAAATAAACCTTCTGGGTTATTATTCATACCCTGTATAGTTGCGTCTGCTCCCCTTTTCATATTTTGCAATTTTAAAAACTCCATTAAATCTCTATCCGATATAGAATCAGCTCTTGACATACTAGGTTTTTCAAACATAGATTTTTCTAGCTTTTCTGACAAAGAATCCAATCTTAATCTTTCAAAAAAGTTTTCCATCTTGTCTTGAGTTAACTCTTCATTTTCCATCTCTAATTCNCCTCTTAATGATCTCATATAATCACCTTGCTGCATACCCATTGGTATTGATGACATCGTATCGCCAGANCTTGGAGGTCTTTGGTCGAATGGTACAAANGGACTAGGCTGCTCTNGCTGCATCATAGCTTGTTGCTGCATCATAGCTTGAACTTGAGCATCGTCTTGTTGTGGTTGTCCACCGTCTTGATATCCTGACAGCCCACCGTATTGCATACCTTCTGGCTGTCGTGACGTTAATGAACTTTTAAACATGTCAATTAACATGTCTTGCTCTGCTTCTAAATTTTTCATGCCACCAGAATATTCTTTATTTGTTAAATTACCTTTTTGACCTGATAATACATTAGAGTTTGGAATTTCTTCATAGAGACCACTGTTTAAATCCATTTGTCTTCGAGCTTTTGAAAAATTAGCAATTCTATCACTTTTATCTAGTTCTTGATTAAATACATTTCCAAATCTTTTCATTAACATTTGTCTTTTTAAAACATCATCCATATTTAATGACTCTGGAAATCCACCATCTTGATACCCTGATAATCCACCATCTTCATAACTATACATTTCTTTTTTCTTCTTAGCTTTACCACCATGCATCATTTCCATTAATCCACCATTTTGCATATAACCCATTTTATTTCTAACACCTTCAGGGAGTTTAGCAAGTCCGGGGTTATTATCAGGAACTGGTTTTAAGTTAGACATAGCCTGTCCACCATTTTGATATTGATTAACCATGCCTCCAGTACCGTACTGTTCTGCCTTAACCACACCGCCACCATACATACCAGTCATATTTTTTAATGTAGCCTGTGCAATTAGTCTGTCTATTTCAGAATGACCGCCTACCTCCGGCATATCGTTTAATTTTTCCAATGTGGGAACTCCTATCATGTCCACAGCTTCTTTGCGAATCACAAATTCACCGGGAGTTAAAATTGCTTTTACTGTATCTGTGTATTTGGCATTACTTATCTCTTATTTCAAAATGAGGAAAATCGTCGAAACGGTTGTCCATTACTTGAAAATCCATATCCCAGTCTCCGCCCCACCTTAAAGTATAGCCCATGCCCCTAGCCACACCAAGAACAAAACCTGCAAAGAGAGTCTGTCTTTCTCTGTCTTCCCAATCCACAGGGTAGGGAGTAACATCACAGGCTTTAGAAGGGTTAAAATTGTGACGACCGTCAGGATACCTAACCTTAGTG